TGGCTCGTTTACTCGATCAGCAAAATGTTGACCGTGATGGACGTTGGGTTGTTGTCGATCCAGTGTTTGCTGAACAGCTTAATGACGAAAACTCTAAACTATTAAATAATGACTTTTCTTCGGGTAGCACGGACATTTTAAGAAATGGACGTATTATCTCTGGAGTAGTTCGTGGTTTCAGAGTATATATGTCAAACAACCTTCCTTCGATAGGAACAGGCCCAGCTACCATTGATACTAATGGATCAAGCGCACATTATGGTGCTATTGTTGCTGGACATGATTCTGCCGTTGCTACTGCTTCGCAAGTAGAAAAGGTTGAAACATATCGTGATAATGACAGCTTTGCTGACATCGTTCGTGGTATGCATCTGTATGGTCGCAAGGTTCTTCGTCCTGAAGCACTAGTTCGCGCTCACTACAACATTGCTGGTTAAGGGGAGAATAGACAATGGCTACTTTTGACCTTACCGCTTCATCTACCGCTGGTGTCGGTGCAGATACTTCTGCTATAATGCCAGCACATTATGGTAACAATGCAATGTACAATGTCGAGGCTTACCTCGATGTAGCTGCATTTATTGCTGCTGGTAATACTGTAGCTGATGGAGACATCTTTCAGTTATTAGAAATACCTGCTGGTACATTGATACTTAATGCTGGTGCTGAAGTTATGACAGCCTTTACCGCAAGTGTAACTGCTGACGTTGACTTTGCTGCTGGTGATGATATTATTGATGGAGCAGACGTTACTTCTACTGGTTATTGTGCCAAAGGAACTAACGGTCAAACCAATACGGTTGTTGGATCTGCTGCTTCAACTTATACTCAATTTGTATCTACTACTGATACTATTGATGTTCTGTTAGCAGGAGCCGCCGCTGCTGTTGGAGTTCTAAGAGTATATGCTACTTGCATTAATTGCAACGCAAATGGAAAATTTCCAGCTGCTGCAGCAAGAGATACTTTAGCATAATAAAGTACTAGGGGGTAGTCTTTTAATTAAAGGGCTACCCCTGTCTTTAATTTGGATGATACATGGCTACAACATTCCTTACATTAGTAAACGATACGTTAAGGAGAATGAATGAGGTTGAGGTTTCTGCAACTGATTTTCCTAATGCTACGGGTTTTCGTGCCGTAGTTAAAGATGCAGTCAATTCCTCCCTACAAGAAATATCACAAAAAGAATTTGAGTTTCCGTTTAATCACACTACAGGTACACTAGACTTAGTTATAGGCACTGATCAGTACACGTTAGCTACGGATCTAAAGATTGCAGATTGGGATTCATTTAGAATAAACTATGATGCAGATAATAATTATGGTGCAAGGGTATTAAAGCAAATAAACTATGACTCGTACCTAAAGCGTTTCTTTGAGCGCGATGCAGAAGCAGGTACAGGAGACTACGATCAACCTATATATGTATATCGTACCCTAGATAATAAAGTTGGATTTACTCCAAAACCAGATGCTACGTACAGCGTTAGCTACAGCTACTTTGCGTATGCTACAGATCTATCTTCTGCTACAGATACAATGTCAGTTCCTGACGCATTTAAACACGTAGTAATAGATGGAGCGCAATATCACTCCTTTATGTTTAGAGACAATACCCAACAGGCAGCTGTAGTCAAGGCTAAGTTTGATGAGGGTATAGAGAGAATGCGTACTCTACTAATTAACAGATTTACAGATGTACGAGATACACGGGTAGGCAGACTCCTAAATGTACCACATGGTAATGCTTAATGGCAGACGCATTAAAAGATGTTCTGGTAAACTCCAGAGGGGGTTTGTATACGAATGAGGATACGCTAACTCTTGCCAATACGCTTCCGGGGTCTGCCATACGAATGTTAAATATGGAAGTATCTCAGTTTGGTGGATATAGACGTATTAATGGTTATGCTGATTATGACTCTAACTATGGATCGGTTACAGGATCAGGCCCTGTCATAGGTCTATGGATACTAGATGGTACACCCTACGCTGTAAGAAGAAACCTAAAAGATACTACAGGATCTCTAGGCTCTAATCCATTTGCAGTTACTAGCGGAAGCCCTACAATAACAGTAACACATAGTAGTCATGGGCTATCGACAGGAGATAGAGTAACTTTTGCAAGTTCTGATGCTGTTGGAGGTATAACGCCAAACTCAGTAGAAATGGTTATTACGGTAGTTAATGCAAACAGCTATACTGTAGTATTTACATCTAATGCTAGTTCTAGTACTACTGGTGGAGGTAGTTCAGTAACCTTTACTGCAAACAATGGTACTCAAACGCTAGGCTCTAACCCTTTCTCTATATCTAATACTAGTTCTACAATTACAGTAGCGCATACCTCACACGGCCTAGTTGTAGGTAACTTTGTAACTTTCTCAGGTAGTGCAGCCGTAGGTAATATAACCCCTAACAGTGTAGAGATGAAGGTTACTACTGTACCTGACGCTAATAGTTATACTGTAGAATTTACCTCTGCTGCTACCTCTACAGTAAGTGGTGGCGGTGGTGGCTCAGTAACAGCAAACTACAGTAAGTTTTATAGTATATGGAAATACAGTACAGGTGGTTGGACTACTATATCTTCTAACCGATCTTCAGTAGGTGTTACTAAAGTACGACACAGTATGAGTGCATACAGTGATACTGAAGATGTTATTATAACAGATGGTTTAAATTTTCCTGCGACCTTTAATGGTACTACTGTAGTAACTCACGCAGCAGGATCAGTTACTAACTCTTCAGGTGCTAAATTCTCTACAGACTTTAAAAATCATAAGTTTTATGGTGGTTTTCCATCTACCAATAATGGTAAAAATAAAATACTATTTAGTCAACCTTCAGACCCAGATGCATATGGGACTAACTCAAATACTTTAGATATGGGATTTGACGTAGTAGGTATGGCTCCTTTCAGAGACAGCCTATTTGTATTTGGCGAAAGACAGATAAAAAAAGTAACTGGTAGTGGCACTGCTGATTTTGCAGTGTCTGATGTTACAGCTAACGTAGGATGTATAGCTACAGATAGTATAATAGAAATAGGTGGTGACATTTTATTTTTAGCGTCTGATGGCATTCGCCCTATACAAGGCACTGCAAACATTGGTGACGTTGAGCTTGAAACTATATCAAAGCCAATACAACAACTATTACAGGATCTACCCAATACGCACGATCTAGATAATATGTCTGCTGTAGTTATAAATAACAAGTCTCAGTTTAGGTATTTCTTTCCATCAGAAACAACTGCAGCGGCAGATACTGAGGGTGTAATAGGTGGCCTACGATTTGCAAACAGGAGAGTAGGTTGGGAGTTTGGTCAACTGTTAGGAATACGAGCATTTGTATCTACTAGTGGACTAATAAATAAAGTAGAGACAGTATTGCACGGTGATCTAAATGGTGAAATATATAAACAGGAATCTGGTAATACTTTTGATGGATCTGATGTTACAGCAGTCTATGCATCTCCCTTCTTATATTTCGACTCTACCGAAAAACGAAAAATATATCAGCACGTATCTTTATTTACTAGGCCAGAGGGGTCTTCTAGTTTGAACTTAGGTATAGCCTATAACTGGGATGACAACAATACACCAGACCCTACTACGTATGCTTTAACTACAGCAGGTGCGCTATCAAGATACACAACAACTAACAGTACATATGACAATACAGCATTTACTTTTGATGGGTCTTCTAGCCCCGTACTAGAAACAAATTTACAGGGATCAGGGAGATCAATATCTCTGGTTATAACATCAACAGGAACCCAAGCTCCATATAGTATAGCAGGGTTCTCTATAACTTATCAGGATGCAGGATACAGATAATGGCAGGATATACTAGACAATCTTCAGCACAAATAGTTAGCGGTGAGGTTATATCAGCTTCTCCTATAAATGCAGAGTACAACCAATTACTAGCAGCGTTTAATGAAACGTCAGGTCACGCACACGATGGTACGGCAGCAGAAGGCCCACCCATAGATCGTATAGCAGATGCAGACCAGAAGAATGCTGTATTAATAGATACCTCTAATAATCACATTGAATTTTATAATGAGGTAGGTGGTGCAGCTACACAACAAGTTCGTATTCAAGATGGTGGAATTGTTCCTATAACTAATAATGACATAGATTTAGGAACTGCTTCATTAAAATTTAAAGACATATATTCATCAGGCACTACAAGAATGGAAAATGCTACAGTTGCTGGTACATTAGGCGTTACTGGTGCGCTTACTGGATCTAGTACATTACAGGGAACAACGGTAACTGCTACTACTGCATTTGTACCTGATGCTTCTGACGGTGCTTCTTTAGGTACTACCTCACTAGAGTTTAGTGATCTATACTTAGCAGATGAGTCTGTAATAGCATTAGGAGAGGATCAAGATGTTACTCTTACCCATGTTCCTGATACTGGAATACTTCTTAATTCTACTAATAAGATACAGTTTAATGAT